TACTGGGTTTCACCCTCGTCTGGCCGATAAGCCATCACGTCAACGCTCGAATCACGGCCCAAAGCACCCTCAAAACGCTTTGAAGCCATGTAATCGTCGCCCATCCGCCGGATATTCACCGGCAAATTCAAACGAGACACGATTTGATTAAAAACCAGCTTGTCATTCGGGTCTTGAGAGTCAGCGAGCGCAACAACTTGTGCTATCGCAGCCCCAGTGACCCCTTCCATACCACTAAGAGCCTGCACAACCTGACTTTTGACCATGTCTTTCGCCTGCTGCTCAAGCGGATCGATGTATCGACCACGAACCATTTGCTCAAGACGGTCTAAATCACGATCACGGGTCGAGCCAGTGACAGGAACGCCAAAGATGTCGATATCGTCCATGCCAGCCATTACGCAGCCTCTCGTTGGCCGTCAAAGCTCTCTTTCAACAGATCGAACCACTCGTCAAGAGTGATAACCGCTGTCCGAGAGTTATCTCGCGGCAAATTTTCGTTAATCGCGTAAAGCGGCAGGCATACCCTGATCGCTTTGTTGTTGAACTTGTATATCAAAACGGGCGTGTTGTCGCCACAAGCCGCACAAACCTGATCCCACCAAGCTGGCGCATACCACCAGCCAGATTTGTACGCCTTGCACTCAATCGAGTGACGTGGGATCTGAATGTCACAAAGGTCAGCGGTTTGATACTGGTCGAGGTTACGCTTGCACTGGAAACCAAGGGTGTGTTGATCGGCAAACGCATTGATGCGCTTCACGATGTCGCGCTCAAAAGCCGCACCCTTGTTTCTTGAATCTGCCATGGCGCGAGTTTAGGCGAAAAAAAAATAGAAATAAAATTTTTGCGGGGTTACCTTTGCCGCGATCATACGATCAAGCCCTGCTCATCCATCCCCAGATTTTTGTTCATCCCGAAAAAATCGGGTGGGTAGGGTTCCTTCCTTTCCACATACATATTTTTGGATACTGAATGCGCAAAACCTTGCTATAGCTATCGCGCTCGCCGCGCTCGCTATATAGGGGTGTACGGGGGTCGCGCCACAGGCCGATCTCTCAGGCTTTTTCCGAACCTATAGGGTTCCTACTGCCGCGCACAGGATCGGCTGAGAGGCGCGTACAGGCGCTCAGAGAGAAGAAAACCAAGGTCGCGCAGCCTACCGGCCTAGACGTGTGTCGCCTCTGAGCAGGGCGGGCCAATACAAGAGAGTTAGCGTTCACTAACATAAATGCGTAAGCCTTTGTTTTTATTGGATTTTTATCCTATTTAACATAATATCAGCATTTTTCCGAGATTTTGAGGGGCTGGGCGGGAGGCGGGGCCAAAACGATGTTCATTCTGCGAATACCTCAAACCGACGAGGTTAGTAGTCTTTGTCGCTCATCTCCCCGTCCACGCCCAGCAGCTCGTTAAGCCGGTGCTTGATGTCTTCCTTCGTCATCTTCTGCAAGTCAGCGTTGATGTTCAGGTTCTGACTGCGGTGGATCGTAAGGCCAGCGAGCTGGTTCAGCTCCTTCACTGCACTCACCGCAGCGTTGTACGCTCCCGTCTCGAATGAAGTCTCGGCTATCTTCCACAGCATCGCTCCCGTCTTCTGCGGTGTGATCGCGTACTTCTCACGCATCTCATCCTGCTTCACCCGAACCGCTCGCGTGACCTTCGGGAAGTCGTTGCCGTTGAGCATCTTGGTCGCTGCGCTCGCAGGAAACGAGAACCCTGCTCTTCGCGCTGCCTCCGTCTGCCCACACGCGCCTTCCGTGTAGTGCCACACAAAAGCCGCTTGCATGTCTGTGATGCCAGCCTCTTCATCTGCAAGGAAAGCCTTTGGCGTCTCCACTAGCTGCTTGCGCTCTTTCCTTGGTCTACCCGGCTTGCGCTTTACATCGTCAGCCATCCGCTCTCCTTCAGCTCGTTGAACAAAACCCGCGCCTCTTTCTCCGAAAGAGGCGCTTGCCCTACGCTCTCGCGTTCATCTGCATTCATCATAGCCCACTGCCTGAAGTTCTCATCTTCGCTCGCGTCATCATCCCACTCAAACTTTTTCATCTCGCTCTCCACAACCGTCAGGGTACGAGGGTGAGGGTACAGCGTCTCAAACTTTTTGAAAAACCTATACCCGTATTTCCTACTGCCTATAGGCTATATACTATTATTATTATTATTATTAAATAGTAGTACCCTACCCTACCCTGTTAATAACTACATACGAATCAATCACTTACACCAAGTGCAAGCAGGGCACCTTTCAGGGTACCCTTAAAACTCTTTGCTCCAAGTGCCACTAAATTTGTCGGCATTGCCGACTTCTACCTTTGTGTAGTCCAAGTCGTACACTTTTTTACCGTTACTCTTGCGCGGTTCCAGCCCGTGGGCTGCTAATACCCTGCTTGCATCTTTGATGTCGGGCATCCTTGGCTGGCTTATTCCGAGGTCTCTCAGAAGCTTTGTCATCTGCACTGGCTGGGTCTGGGTGCTAGTGAAATGGACGTGCTCAAGGATCAGGTCTTCGACGCTCGACTGGGTGCGATAGTATTCATTCGAGTCCTGCAACATCTCTCGCTGCTCATGGTTTAAGTACCAGTCGGTGTTCGTGTACAGCGTCTCTTTGACCTCGGCCCAGAGCTGCTGCATATCGATCCCGTGGTTTGCGTTGATGGCGGTCACAGGCACCACCCAGAAGCGTCGGTTGCCGCTGGTATCGGTCAAAAACTCACGGGCGTTGACGGAGGCGTAGAAGGCCGTGCGGCGCTGGTAGGTTGTGCTGGCGCGGTCATAAGGTAGGCGCAGCTCGTCGTTCTTCTTAGTTACGAAAGCTTTAAGCTGGTCGATGTCGCTCTTCTTGAAGGTCGATTCAATCTCACCCAGCTCTACAATCCAGTGGCTCACTGCCTGCTTCACGCTGTCCTTGTCGCTGGGGTTGAGCGTTGCACCTTCCAACAACCAGCCGTTCTCGTAGTCGCATAGGCGCTTAAACCACAGCGTCTTGCCCAGTCCCTGCGCTCCTTGGAACACCAGTATGCCTTCAAGTGCCACGCCATTCGGCTCACAGGCCGCTGCTACGCAGGAAACCAGCCACTTCGTCATCAGCATCTCTTTGAGTGGCTCGTTGCTGCTGGTGATGGTTGCTAAGAACTCTTGCAACCTGCTCCTGCCATCCCACGGCTTGCTCTCCATCCACTCCTTGACAGGGTTGTACTCCCGCGCCAAAAGCTTGAGATAGTCGCGCACCTTCATGTGTGGTACACCGATCTGGATGCAGCGATCCTCGATCTCAATCAGCGCACTCTCATCTCTCATGTCCGCGATGAACTCAGTGTGCGGGATGATGATCTCCATGTTCTTTTTTATGACGTTATAGCGTACGTCGATCTGGTTCACAGTCAGGACACCGCGCACGTTGTCCTTCGTGTTCAGCAGCCGTCCCTTCTCCGTTTTGTTCCAGTCGTATTCGACTGGCACCTCCACGCTGTTCAGCTCAGGCATCAACTCACCCTCGATGGCGTGGTCGTTGTAGTCGCCCTTGCTCTGAGGCATCAACACCTCGGCTTGAGCGCCGATACGCCTCACTACCTGCGCGGCTTTGATCGCCTCTTGCTCACCCGTCTTTGAGTCATCGAAGTCTGCGATGAAGACGTGCTTAGCTTGTGGGAAGTAGCCGCTGATCGTCTCAGCGACTGGGGATAGGTTAAAGGCATCGAAACAAACCACGACGGGTTGCCCCAAGTCGGCAAAGTAACTGGCTCCTGTTGCGTAGCCCTCGACGTAGTTGATGGTGTGGGCTTGACGCATCGAGCCGGGGTCAATGACAAAGAAAGATCCCTTCTTCTTGGTGCCGGGCAAGAACTTCTTACCGCCTGCGTCATCAATGTACTGGAGTCCTGCGATCTTCAGCTTGGCATCGAGCACTGGTATGACCAATCTGTCGCCGTCTTGCCGCAAACCGTGGTTGGTCACGCCCTTGCGTTCTAGGTATGCGTTATCGTCTGTGGCTTCTGGGTAGCTGTCCCACAGCTCCTTGGCTCGCTTCGCAGCCTTGGCTTGGCGCTCTTCTTTTTCTCTTGCAGCCTGCTCACTTAGCTGCCTGATCTGTTCCCGCTGCTCTGGGGTCATCTGGTGGCGCTCTGAGTTCTCAGGCTTCCACTTGGCTATCGGTTCGTCATTGCTGATTGTGCGGTCACCACACCGACCAAACGGCACTTCTTGATCGAGCCATACCTGATACCAACCGACCAGCTTCTGCTTGCCGTTAACGTCCATGTAAGCCCTGCCGATGTCACCGCCCACCACCAGATCTTTGTCTGGTTTCATCCCGTTCTCGGCTAAGAAAGACTCGAAGTCAGCGCGGATGTCACCGCTCAATGGCCTGCTGAAATCCTTCTGATTGCCGTCGGTTATTTTCAATCCCATGTAATTTTTCCTTGCATCACGTTTTCCAAGATGTGCATAATAGTACACCTTTTTGCAATTACACAAGGAAAACGCGATGGGAATCATAGCATCAGGTGGTGGCGGTGGAGACTTCGAGCAAGTCCCAGTGGGCACTCACAACGCAATTTGCTACAAGCTGGTTGACGCTGGCACCACAATGAACGAATACCAAGGCGAAGTGAATAAACGCCACAACGTATTCATCTTCTGGGAACTGCCAGAGCTGCGCATGGACGATGACCGACCCATGTCGATCAATTGCCAGTACACGCTGTCCCTGAATGAACGGGCCAAGCTGCGTCAGCACTTGCAGGCATGGCGCAACAAATCGTTCACCGAGGAAGAGCTGAAGTCGTTTGACCTCACGAAGATCTTGGGTACGACTTGCAAGGTCGATGTTGGTTTAACCAGTGGCGGTAACGCCAAGGTAGTCGGTGTCTTCTGCGCTGACGGTGGCGCGAAGAAAGCCGCGACGGTCAACGATCAAGTGGTTTTCGATCTGGAAGACTATTGCCGAGAGTTCTCTGGCGAGTCAGATGAAGCCAGCAAGAAAGCTTGCGACATCTTTGAGGGACTGCCTCGTTTCATGCAGTGGCAGATCGGTGGCTGCGACGAACCGGGCAAAGAACAAATCGATCCATGCTTCGAGCTGCAAGCGGCGATGGCGAAGGGTGGTAACAAGCCTGCGCCAGTAGCGGAAGAACCGAAACAAGAGGAAGCGCCTGCCTTGGCAGAAGATGACTTTGAAGACGATATTCCGTTTTAAGGGGGCGACATGGCTAATAAAACAAAATCAGCGAAGCTGCGTAGGTTTTTCAAAGAAAATCCCGACGCGACAACGAATCAGGCGGCTGAGTGGGCAAAGTGCAGCTACGGCACGGCATGGTCAATCAAGCAGGAATTCTGTCAAGAGAAACCAAAGGCGCTTGAAAAGCGTTTAGAAGAGATAGCGCCAGTAGTAAGCGTAAGCGATGGCAGCACGGCTTCGTATTACGAGCTGCCAAAGGGTGCTACGGAGCTGCAAGACCTGATCTCATTTAAGGACATGAACGCTCAAATGGGCGAGATATTTCGTGGCACCTACCGCTATGGACAGGCATCTCACAGTGATCGTCTGCGCGATGCAAAGAAGATCCGATTCTACATTGACGCTGAGATTAAGCGTCTGGAATCGCTGTGAGTCCGCGCAGATTTGTCGAAGCGGCAAGACTGCCAACCTTCACCTCATATGCTGTGATAGGAGCATTTGGCGCTGGTTTGCTGATAGGATTTGGTCTTGGCTAAGGGTTCCATCACGACCCTCCAACAGCGTTCCCGTCCGCTGAGCCAGAAGGCGGGATCTTTCAGGGCCGAGTGATTGAACACGCTCTCCTGCACGTTCCCCAGTCCGTGTGCCCGAAGACTGGGGCTTTTTTAGGAGAACAAGATGGATTTCAAAGTAGGTATCTACGAAGACCTCGACTACCCCACTTACGACTCTATCCCTGCGTGGCGATCTCACGATCTCAGCTCGATAGCTAGGTGCCCATACACTTGGAAGAACCAAGTGTTCAACAACTCACCCGCGCTGCTTGAAGGCAGGGTGCAGCACACCGTGTTCTTGGAGCATCACAAGTTCTTTGACGAGTTCGCCATTGAGCCAGCGGTTGATAAGCGCACCAAGGTTGGCAAAGCCGAGTATGCTGAATGGCTCGAAGACTTGGGTGATCGCACTGCCTGCAAGCAGGATATGTACGACATCTGCATGGAGCGCCGCGAAGTGGTCGCTGACTTCATCCCAAAGCCAGAGCATCGCGTCGAGCTGACACTGTGCTGGATCTGGAATGGTCAGCCGTGCAAAGGCAAGCTTGACTGGCACACTGGCACTGACGTTTGGGATCTCAAGACCTGCCGTGACGCTTCACCTCGCGGCTTCAGGAGCGCGATCAACACGTTTCGATACCATCAGCAGGCTGCGTACTATCTGGCTGGCTGTCGAGCCGTAGGGCTTCCTACCGAGAAGTTTTACTTCTTGGCGCAGGAAAAGGCTCACCCGTATCCGTTTGGTGTCTACACCCTGTCGGACGAAGCCATAGCCTATGCCGATGCCCAGAACGAACAGGCGATGGCTATTGGCATTAAGTGCCGTGAGCAAGACCTATACCTGCCGTACAACCAAGAGGGGATCAAAGAGTTTGGCCTTTCTGACCTTAACTGAAGAAGAGCAAGCTCAAGAGAAGCAGTGGGCTGAAGACATCAAGTATCACGCTGCTCGGTGGTGCTGGAGGCGTAAAGGCTTTGCCACCCCAAACAACCCACCTCACCGCAGGGTGACGTGGGAGGAATGGTTTGAGAAGAAGTTTGGTGAGCCGCTCGATGCCTATGCTAAGCGAATGGCAGGACAGAAAAGGCAAAAGGGTTGACCGTGAGTTTTCTGTCCGAACTCAAGACTGAGCTGAATGGCAAAGAAAAGATCAGTGAGGTGCAGGAGATGCTGATGAATTACGCAACCCTGATGGTTGCGTATCCAGATGCTGGGGAAGATCAATCTAGCCAGTGGCTCGAAGCCCTGAATGCTTGCAGGGTTGAGCTACGGCGTAGGTTTAGGCGGTAGCCAACTTTCAGTGTCCGAGTATTGCAATCGGTGAAAGTTGGCGTTTAGGGCCGCTTACGCGGCCTCTTGTTTTGCATGTTGACTAACGAAGTTAGCAATAGGGCCAGACCACTCCATCTCGAAAACATCGCTGTCGTAAGACTTTCGCTTGTAGGCGGCGACAAACCATCCGTCAATACGCTTCTTTACGTCGTATCGGTATTCAGTATCGCCGTGAGCTTCGTGCCCATCAGTCAGCTCTGCTCGCTCGTTTGCCCATAAGAAGCAAGGTAGTAGAGGGCGGTCACTGATACGCATAAGATCGAGAGTGTCTTTGAAATAAGACGCTGCACCAGACAGGTATCCGTCGTGGTGGATGTAAAAGGTTGCGGTGCTGAAGCCGCTTTTGATTTGGTATGTTGCTCTTGTTGACATCACATTTTCCTTATTGGTTTTCCAAGACACCTTGCGGTGTTTCGGCTGGGAACCACCCAGCCTCGTCAGTTGGAGCTAAGAGACAAGCTCTGGTCGTTTCCACTCAAGCTCTTCGAGCACCTCTTTCTTAGTGCCGCGTCCGCTCACGATGCGAGTGCCGTTCTCTGTAGCAACCCATCCAAAACCGCTTTTGCGTACAACGATGTCCTCTGCGCCTTTGACCACCCACTGCGCTGCTTCGTTGCTCATGCCGTTGCCAGCCCAGTATGCGTCTGTTTTTTTAGTAAGTTTGATCATCACGTTCTCCTTTGTTACGCCACCTATTATACAGGTTACCGTGTCGTTGTACACATTTATTTACAAAAAAGTGTAATTATTTACAGAGCTACACCAGTTCGTTGTAGTTATCGATGAGTCGGCGCTTGTTGTAGAGCCAAAAAACCAACAGGTAGCGGTCACCACTCTCGACCGCTAGGCCACGGTGTAGGTTGGTGAAGGAAGGAAAGATAAGGGCATGACCGCTGGGCAGCGGACTCAGCACACCGTGATTGTGGAACTCAGTGCCACCACCCTTGTACTCGTCGGTGTTGAGCGGAACCACAACGCTGATGTCGGCGCTCTCGTCGTGGTGCCATGCCCCCTTCTGCTTGTCCTTGGGGTTGTAGTTGGCTATCTGGATCGACGCCACGTCATGGCAGTCACGTTGGTACAGGCTGTAGAAGATGGGCTGCAAGACGTTCTGCACGACAAACCACATATTGCGATACAGCTCTGGCACATGGTCACGCAAAACGATCTCGGGGATCTGTCGCAGCTCGTCTTCGTCATCATTGGGCACGAAGGGTATCTCTTGCTCCATCAGCTTGATCTCTTCGACCAACATCTTGCAGAACTGCCTGCGAAACAAGGGCACCCGATTCCC